TGTGGCTCGCAATTCTTGTGCGGCCTTGGGACCAAACAGTGGTTTAAATATCACTGAGTTGACCACAATATTGTCCGAAATCATTTTGTAATCTTGCAGTGCTTGATAATCGGTTGACAATTGGTCAATGGTAGGCAATGCTGGCTCTGTCACAGTACCAGTGGTATCTCTCAACCAATTTTGATATGAAGTGTAATACGCCAATGTAACCACATACAAGTCAATGATATTAGTAGAGCCAGGGTCAATACGATTGGTCAATGGTGAATTGTGACGGTATTGGAAATACAAACTTTGTCTGCCTGTTTTGGCAATCCAACCACTGACACTGATAATAGTACGTACACCAGTAACGGTGATACTAAGTTGGTAAAATGCATTTTCTTCGTAGGCGTAAAATATTTGTCCTGGAGTCCACTCAGTTTTTGCTAGTTCAATTTCATCCAATGTACCATAATCATATATCACAATGCCTTCTTCTACCAACAGGTAACGTTGCAAGTTGTCAAAGTCCACTGTTTGTTGCAGGAACACATAAGGTCCAGCGGTGGTAGCAGGTCCTACAATTTCATCAAAAAAATCAGGATTGTCAGGCACACCGTCATTGTCTGAGTCACGATAGCTCACCAGCACTTGGAAGTCGTCTACATAACCATCGCTTTCCACAGGTTGGCCAATTATGGTGGTGTAGATATCGCCAGGAAGAGGTTCTGTTGAGTCAGGCTTGGTGTTTACCGCCAACACATTGATAAAGTCTTTGATGATTGTGCCTGTGCGACTGTCGTATACCAGTTGATCTTCATAGAAGAAGAAACGTGTTTGTAACACTGATCCAAAGTTATAACTCAGCCCACGGAATGTGATTGTGTAGTTTTGATTTTGTACAACAAATTGCACCAGCCAACTGGCGTCAAGGTTGGCACCAGATGTATTGCCAGCATATTGCTGGCTCCATGGTGCAGGATTACTTTGCGAATAATCGTCAAGATTGGTACTGGTAATAAGGTACCAAGTGTAAGGGGTTCCGGTGATATCACCGTTGCTGTCATAACCTAGACCAAAGTTGCGATACAACAAGATCTGTTCGGCCATTTGTTGTTCAATAGCGTTGGGAATATCTGTAACAAACAGTGGAATAATAGTGTCTACAATGGCACCAGATGGCACAAAATTGTTGATAGTAACTGGTCCAGCACCTGAGCTTAAATTGCCCAAGCCACCGTTGTAACCATCGCCCACAATTTGTTGTGGGCTGGCCCAGATTTCTACTCTCTCGTCGGCTTTTGTTGGGGTGCCTTGCACCAGTCTGTTGTTGCGGTCAAAATAGTAACCAGTGGGCGGCACAAACTTGATCAGACTACCAGGTATCACATACTTGAACATGGTGGTAGTGGTATCGCCTACAGGGATAGGTGTGCCATCAGGCCATGTAGCACTGGTAGTTGTGTTTCTAAAGTAACCAGTGGTTTCGTTGGCCAATGTGGTGCTTTGATTCCAAGTGTAACCACTCAACCATGTTACTCCTGTTGGTTGTGTAGTAGATGTAATACGAGGAAAGTTTGAATAGTAAAATTGTCGTACAGTTTCACCATCAATGTTGGGTTGTACTTGATTGGTAATAATGTCTGCAATTTCGTTACGATTGGTATAAGAAAACAAAATAGTAGGCAATATATTTTGTCTCCATATGCCACCATCACTGGAGAATGTGTTGGTTGAACTGTACTTGCCAGTGTTGTCCACAAGATCAAGATAACGGCTAGTACCAATGCTGGCACGGTTCAACGCCTTGCTCTTGATAATACTGTTGTATTGTGTGTAAGGGAACAGATTGTAGTCTTCACCATTGACCATGCGGTTCTGTGTGTAGTAACGAGCAGGAGCACGTTGTTTGATTTCGCCAATGGGCTCACGTGCCTGACTGTTTGATACAGGACGTGTGATACCACAAGTAAATGTAATAGTTTGTAAATTGCCATTGCGGTCAGTGTAACTGATGGGTAGCACAACGTTTTGCATTTCTTCTGGGTTGATAATATATTGCAACCCGTTTGATGCACGAACATAAGCGCGAAATATGCCTACAGGAATTTCTGAAAACACACCATCGCCAAACACCATGGTGATCTGATCATTGGCTCTACTGGTTACACTGTAGATAGGCTGTAAAATATTGTTTCGTTGTTCGGCTGCTGTGTAAACGTTTTCAACGTACTGCCACTCACGACTGATATTGCCAATGTTGTCCAGTTGAAACAACCAACGATCGTCATTGTTTACACCTTCAACATTGATGTCTACTGTGCGGTTGGCAATGCGTTCGGCCAAGTTAAAATCTTGATTTTGCAAAATGCCTTGTTTGAAATAGAAAAAGTAGCCGGTGTTGGCTGATTGAAATCCCAGCTGATCGTTTCTGAACAGCATGTTGAACACTGTGTTGGGCACTGGAGCAGGTTCGTACACATAGTCTCTGCCCACTGAAGTAGAAGTTGTGGCTTCAAATGGCATGTTGACACCATCCACTGTGGCAGTGTAAGGAATCACTGGTAAAAATCCTGACACTAAATTGATGCCATATTCAGCAGTGTCCACGCCTAGTATAGTTTGACGATTGCTTGGGCGGCCTATTTTTTGACTATCAACCAGACTGGCATTGATAATAGCTGTGAACTGTTCTTGCCAGTCTGGGTTGGTTGGGTCAGCCCAGTTAATTGTAACATTGCTCAGGTTTACACCATTGTAGTCCACAACATTTTCAGTTGTGGTAACGTTGAATACTTTGAGAAAACCTTCTGCCGCAGTGTTGCGTTTGGCTGTGTAACTCACAAGGTTTGCTAGTCGTACTACTGAATCTCTGCGTTCAGCAGTGTCTATGTAGTTTTCGCGAGTGTTTAAGTCTGTACGAAATGCCAGTGCCTGCCCCATAAACGCCATGACGTCCAGCAAGGCAATAAATTCTGATGATTCAATGTAGTCATTGAATGTTTCGGGGTAATACAAACGCAAATAGTCGATGAAACTTTTGCGAAGAGTTTCAAAGTCATAACTTTGAAAGTCGGCTTCGCGATAAGTTTGGTAGACTTGTTTCCAATCTTCTACACCAAATATTGCTGTTTGTCTTGTGGTTGTTGCCATTTTTCGTATCGTCCGTGCTTTATTTATTAATAATAAAAACGGCGTAGTTATACGTAACTGGCATTACGTGTTTGTTCGTCGAAGAATATGCTGAGAATTTCAGCGTTAGTGGTGTTAATAACCGTGATCTGAAGTTGTATCAGTATGCCATTTTCCTGGGGGAACATCTGTATGTCATTTATGGTGAATCTAGGATCCCCGCCTGCCACACGTTGTACTTCAGCACGTAGTTGCTGTGACAGTTGTTCGACTTGATTCTCAAACACAAAGTCCCATAGTGCAGTACCATATCCTGGACGGCCTGGCAATTCACCTTGCCGTATGCTAAAAGCATTCAGCAGATCTCGTTGGATTAGATCAAAGTCTGTGAGTGTAAACTTTTTGTATTGATCGATAGTGTTGAAGCCAATAAATGTGGTCATGACAATATTTATGGCTGTCAGGCAGTGGTGCGTTGCGCAATGATTTCTCGGAGTTTTTCAATGGTTGCTTCTATGCGTTTTCGGATGCCAACCAGTCTTGTGACGTCTTTTTCAATTTCTGCTGTGATACTATACAAAGGATTAATTTTGCCAAGTTGATCAGATATGCGTCGGTATTCTAAATATTGGCTGTCTACCAGCAGCAATTCTCCCAATGTGTCTTCTAATATTTGGATGCCTTCGGCTGCATTTGATGGCACAACAGTTTTTCTAATTTCAACCAGTTGCAATTCTATTCTGTTGAGTTCTTTGCTGGCTGTTTGTAATTTTTTAACCAATGCCAGTGATTCGTTTTGTGCATTGATTTGGTCTGACGCACTGTATTTTACTGTGGGAACTTTGTCATTGCCCACAATGCGTTTGCTGGCTGCATCTACAGTTTGTCGATCGGTTGTATCAACTGCTGGCAACGGAGTGATCACTGCTTTCATAGGATCATCTATTTTGAAGTCTGCAAAATCTACTGCAAATGCCCCGTCTCTGGCTGCGGTATCAAATTCAGCCTTGATGTCTGCGGGCAACGGTAGTCCTTTGGCCCAATCCAGTGTGGTAGGTATACTTTTGGCAGCATTATTGGCCAAGCCGGCCAGTGATGCAGTACTTAATTTGTCAACAGGTATGCCCAGTTGTTTGACTGCATTGAGTCCTTGACTCATGAGTTGTTGTTGAATACCATTTTGCGTTGGCACTGAACCCAACAAACTGTCTAAGTTGTTGATGCCATCTTTGCCAGTAAACACTGCTGGACTTTTCAATACGTCAGTTAGTGAATTAATGCCTTGTTTCAAATACGTGGCTGCGGTGCCTGGTTTGAGTACTCCCACTGATTCCAACTGTGACGCATCAAATCCAAATTTTCCTGCACCCAAAGCATCTGATATTGCACTTGATGCCTGTCCCACAAGTTTGCTGGCCGAAGACATGGCAGCAGTAACATCAGGTATACTCAATCCCTGCATAGGTACTAGAGCTGCTCCTTGTTTGGCAAAATCAGCCACATTGATGCCGTTGGTCACAGGCAAGTTGCTCACAGCGGCTGATATCCCAGACAGTGTTTTGCTGGCCACAGACTGTGCTTGTGCTGCAATGTCACCAACTCCTGGTACATTTTTAATAGCTCCTGCTAGATCACCGCCGATACCTTTGGCTGCCTGTGACAGTTGTGCTTGAGCACCAGC